CCTCGCGAATCGGGGTTGCCTATGGGAACTTTCACCAAAGAAATGGTCAAGACCATTGCGTCGATGCATCGAGAACTGGCTGCCGTTAACAAAACTGTGACCGTCTCGACGGCTACCATGGTTCGTAGTATTGATTCTATGACTGCTGCCGTGGTGCAGAGTCGCCGAAACGGACAAGCAACCGACTTGATGGTTCGCGCGGCACCAGGGCGGGTATCAAATGCTCCAACCACCATCAGCGAAATCCAATCTCTGTCTCGACCGTCAATTACTCAGACGGCCCCGGTTGCCGCCGAGCAATCCAGAAACGACGTCATTGCCGACTCGATCAATGTGAACGAATTGGTAGGAATTCAAGAAAAACAAAGTGACACCCTAGAACAAATTCAAACGGGTCTATATGGCATTTCGATGGGCGTCGATAGTATGACCGATCGACTTCGTGGAATCGAGAAAAAATTCGAAACCATGAACGATGTGCTTGCCAGTCGCGAGGCAGCAAGGGAGGCCGAGCGGGGAGAGGGGGCCAACTCGACACCAAAGCCAGTGGATGCTCAAGCAAAAGATACTGGTGGTGGATTGCTTTCGTCTATGTTGCGGGGGTTGGGTGGCGTCATTGCCGGGCTGACACCAAGTCTCAAGACTCTTCAGTCTATGATCGGGACCTTGAGCGGCAGTGTTACCAGTCTTTTGGTGCCGCTTGGAAAGGCTATAGGCGGGTTTGTTACCATGGGTGGATTGGCCACAGCCGGTACCCTTGCGGCTATCGGTGCCGGTCTTGGGGTAATCGCATACGAGATTTACATCGCCGCCAAGTGGATTGCCGAAACCAAAAAACTGAATAGTGATAGAACTCTGGAAACCGATCGTCAAGAGCAGCAACTTTCTGGTGCCAAGGATATCTTCCAGACACGCATTGACACAGATCGCAGTAATGGCCTAGAGCCAGCACCGCGAGACGAGCAGTACGTCAGTCAATTTGATATCATGCAAGAACAAAATGAGTTGGAAAAAATCAAGGAACGCCGAAATGGCCTAATGGAAGCAGCCACGCAATCAGCCGGAGTTGGTGCCGGTGCAAATTTGATGCTGTTGGAAAACGTCAGGATACTGGATCAGAAGATCAAAGATCTACAGAAAAGTTTGGACGAAAAGAAGACTCGCTTTCAGGAAAAACGCGAGCAGATTACTACCGACCAAATTGAATTTGTTAAGCCACCCGAGAAGCAGTTTTCGACCCGTGAGGATGCACCATACTCTGGTTTTGATGCACAGCAAAGATCCGAAATCACCAACATCGGGCAAGCTTTGGTTCCGGTCAAAGCTGATCGATCTATGATCGAAGGAAGTCTGACCAAAAATCACCAGACCAAGCTGGCAAGAGAAAACAAATGGCCTCAGCCTATTGTTTTGCCAGCGCAAAACACAAATGTGGTCGATCAATCTTCTACAAACTACATGTTGTCAACGAGATACTATAGACCATTTGATATGGATGTTCGTCCATAAAAACAGGCCCCATATGGGGCCTGTTCGTTCTGCTATCATATACCAGTCAAATCACTCTTCGGACGCGAGTCTGCGAAGATACTCGCTCATATCGTCATCATCTGCCTTAGCTGTCGCAGACGGGGTGGGTGTTGATGTTGCCGCGAATGGAGCCTGGTTTTGCTTGGTGGTTGACGATTCTGCGGCTGTGGTTCTAGGCGCACTCGAACCAGAACCAAGCACAGTCGTCAAGCGTGCCGATAGCTCATCATAGCTCTTGAACTTCGTCGGATCGGTGAATTCACCCAGAGGGTATAGCTTATCGAACACCTCTGCGATTTTGGCCCGATCGGCAAATAGAGGCCCGGCCTGACCAAATTCACTGCTGTCGTAGTTGGGATAGTCGCCGATCTGCTTGATCTTGAGCTTGAACACCTTGCCGGTCAATGGATTGAACGGATCGATGGGTTCTTCACCGGCATAAGCCGGAGTCATACACTCGGTGATCTTGTCGAAGATCTTTTTGCCGTAACGGTAGAGGAAGACCTTGCCCTCGTTCTCTTTGTTAGCCGGATCATTGATCACGTAAATGTTGCTGATGTAGCTCAACTTGCGCTTACGAGCGCGGGCAATTTCCTTGTCGCTGTCCAGCCCGCTGTTCCACAAAACACTGTTGGCTTCGCAGACCGGGCACTTCTGACCATTGAGAGTGGTCGGACAATTCTCGATGAACCAGTCTCCCTTGGGGCCTTGAAAGCCGTGGCTGAAAACTCTTGCCCACGGAATTTCTTCATCTCCACCGGCAGGCAAGAACCGAATAACGGCAAATCCGTTACCAGTCTTGTCCTTACCGGGAACCCAGAAGCGATCGTCTGTATACGATTCGCCCTTCTTGTTCATCTTCTCCAGTTCACGGCTAAGTGAACCAACGGTCTGAGCCGAACGCTGCAAGTATTTCTCAAAACTCATATATTCCTTTCTGTTTTGTGTATCGAGTTTCGTATCACTGGTATTTATACCAAGCTCATGAATTCCAATTCATCCCGTAGCACTTTTCGGTATGCGGATCGATTTAGGGTGGGAAAAAAGCAACGGTATTTCTTGTACTTTAGACTCATGGCTTGATATGTTGGGTCGTGGCCCAAATGTCGATCAAATGCGGGCAAAAACTGTAGGATATCGTTCAATATGATGAATGATTCGGGGGTGATCTTGCCTTGTATGGCAAACTGGAAGATGAGGGGATGCCGTGCTCCTTTTTCGCATTCGAAGAGATCATTGAATTTGAGACGGTTGGCTTCGAGATGTTCACATATGGTATGCACATCCTGTTTGTAGCGATAGTCCATGCTTTCGTAACGTGTTTGCCAAGCCTTGTATACACTTAGCGATTGTTCGTCCAGCATGTCGCCGATCCAACGGGTTTCGTCGTGCATGAAATTGGCCACGAAGAAATTCACTACGTCACAATCATTGAGTTTTTTGGATAGTTTCTCGAAGAAGTAGCGGTCTCGGCGTTGATTGTATGTCTGGCGTTTGGCATTTACAGGACCATAACGCGAGTAGTCATATGATTTCTGGAAGTGCGCCTTGATGCCCAAGTAAATCCCAAAAATCTCGAAACCCGTCATGGTTGACCTCGGTGTTTACTGTGTTCTGACTGGAAGAGTTCTTGGTTTAGGACGCAGGTTCAATTTCTGGAAATCAAAATCCAATCTTTCCCGTACGTCTGGTGTTAACAATCCCTTGACGGTTTCTGGATCTATCCGGTGGGTTTCGCACAAATGTAAGACTGCATCAATCGTATTGCACTTGTGCTTTTCTTGGTAATCCAAAACTTCTTTGGAAAACGATCTTTTGGTCAGTTTGAACGACGCGCCCATATATCCTCACACTTCTTTTGTACCTCGTCATAATCATGTTGCTTCCAATACAGATCTACAGTAGTCTGCAATTGGGTTTCATATTCCGAGGTTTTTTTGATGAACTCTTGAACTGTTCCTTGTTCGTTTCCGATAAGGATGACGATTTGGGGTATGGTGGCTCCGGTCATTTCCTTGAACATTCTGGCATAGCATGTTGCCTGTTCAAAGTAATTCTGAATCCACTGTTCTTTTTTCTCTTTGCCACTACCCTTGAAGTCGATGATGCTTGGTACATTCTTGTAGTTTGCAATGCAGTCTACCCGACCCGCCATGCGCAACTCATTGGACCACATGGGGGATTCTTGCATGCATATGTCAGAGATGTTGTGCAGATACGGCTGCATTTTCTGAAAGATGAATTTGGTTAGAATGTGATGAGAATTTAGGTAGGACGCATCGTTTTTGAGATATTGCTCGATCATCAAATGCAGATCGTTACCACGATTCGACGCGTGTTCCATCAGTTTCTGGTTGTTTGGTGATTCTCTCCATTTCTGGAAGAAATCCCGCTTGGAGAAACCTGTTACCGTGGTAACTGACGGATACCACCGTGGAACAAATTCGGGGATTCGGTAGTACCGCCCATCCTCGATTTCCATGCTTTGAATCAATCCTCGGTCGTGACGAAGACGATGTGATATGTTAAGATGTTGTTTTTGGTGGGTGTTTGTTTGGTTTTTG